GTTATGGGCGCGGGCGCGGGTGTTGGCGCTGGTGTTGGTGTTGGTGCGCCTGCACCCGGCTCCGCGAATAGTTGTATGTTCATAAATGCTGGACTCCTCATTGCATTTCCTCCTCGACTTTCTTAGTCTTTTTAATTATTTTATCTACGCTCGTAAGAGTTACCCCTCTTATCTTGCATAGCATATCCACTAATTGTTTATTATCTACGATAACGCTTTTACCGTGAGGCAGGGCAAGAAACCCCGTACCCATATCAATTTGTAAAGTGCTATTACTATTATTTATGTTGTAATTATATTTCATCTGTCTCCTCTATTTTAATAGGCGCGGCTACAAAGTCCCACTTTTTTAAGAAAGGCCTGCTCGCCTCGTACACGTCTGCGGAGTCTTTATACAACCCTATAACCTTAAATGCTTTCTCTGGGTGGACTCCTGCTGTCAACTGGTTTATTAAGGCTTGTGTCTTAACTAATAGGTTAGAGGTCTTATTCCTGCTAAAGTGTATGTCTACGTTTGCAACCTTTAGTCCTTTAAGGCTCTTACGTACAGCGGGTATTCTTAATAGAACTTTCAACATCTCTGTCTCCGCCCTTTGGAACTGCCCCTCTACTGTATCAGAAGCCGTGTCTGTTTTAATCCAGCCTTGTGATATCTCTAACGCGGTACCTGTGTTACCCCCAGCCGAAGCCTTATTCTGTGGTGTCGCTGTAATCTCATATATCTTAGCATCCTCATAGTCGGTTAGTATTTGCGTTTGTGCTTGGTTTAACTCTTTTGTTACTAAGTCTATATCTATCCTAGAAGTCTCGCCCGCTGCGTTAGGTGGCACCATAATTGCACCTTTTTTAAGGAAAGCCTCGTATTTATCCATATCTATACGGCAACCCGCAAACTTCCAATACGCTTGAACGAATTGTTCTAAAGCGTTGTGCCTATCACTTATTCCCTCATTAGCGGCGTCTTGTAGTGTTAGTATTGGCTCGAATATTCCGAGTCTCGACTTATTTAAGTAATACTCTACTATAGGTATCACTCCCAAGCCATTTGGTTTAGTTTCGTCGGGCTTGGTATTTGGGTTAATATAGTTATTTGTATTCGTAATGAACAGATAGTACTTGTCCTTAGTATACACGCCATAATGGTAATCTGTATTAGCTTTGCTTGCGGCAGCGACTATGCTATCCACTTGTGCCGAGCCTTCAGTTATCACGCTCAATTCTTTTCTTACCACCGCCATAACGGGGGCCTTAGTAAAGTCAGTTGAGTAAACAATAAAAGTCTCTTGCGGTTCTAACCTTCCCATCCTAAATGGTACTTGGTCTTCCTCCGCAGAGACTTTATCCATACTTGCGTTAGCTAGTATAATTCTATATCCTTGTCCTGTTATTAACACGTCTTCCATAAGGTCTATATCCATAGCCCTCTTGCATTGTACGTGCATATAGTCGTTTAGTGTTGCGATGTTATCCGCTATCGCTTTAGCGTCGGCCTCGCTCTTCGCGCTTCTCTGCACGTAAGGAACTCCCTCGCCGACGGTATGCCCTTTCCAAAAATCTGTTATCATAAGAGCGTAATTTACAACGGTCTTGTTGTTTATCTCTGGCCTTATATCCTTTTCACGCCAAAGTATATCTTGTGCGCCGCCGTAATACCTACGCAGCTTCTCCATTTCTTCCACGTTCTTGTTAAACGTGGGGAGCATAGTATTGAGAATAGTTATAACGTTATCTGGAGTTTTTGGGTCTATAGAGGTCGACATAGCTGCTCTGCCCGTAAAACGGTCAGCTTCGATTGCTTGATAAACAGTTGTCGTGGTGGTTGTGTCAGCCATAAATTCCTCCGTATAGAATTATAATATCACAGAAGATTTAATATGTCAAGGCTTTTTATAAAGTTTTTTATGTAATGCCTCACAAGTTTGCCCCCGAGGAGTGTTAAAACCGTGGGCCTGTGAGGACTTAACCTTGGAGCTTAAAGTAGGACTCGAACCTACGACCTGCTGTTTACGAGACAGCTGCACCACCCGTTGTGCTATTTAAGCAAGCGGTCACCAAGTATAATGCGACCTAATTTGAGGTTACCCTCTAAGTATAATTTATTTTACTATATCACAGATATTACCGCTTGTCAAGCACTTTATCCGCCGGGGCGGCTCATTGCTATGGCATTACTTGACTGTAGCCTGTATATATCCGCCGCAGCCATTGCTAGCATATCTGGGGGGTCGTCGTACCGAACGCCTTTGCCTGTTCTTGGATAGCGTATTAGCCACATCATAAACTCGGCGTACTCGGAATCGCGGTGGGCTTTATCTCGGAAGAACATCTTATGCTTTATCGTATCACTCCATTGTGTTATCCTAACGTGTTTCGCTGTGTTATTTGGCGCTCTAAGAGCTCTCATATGAACTGTTAGCCCCACAACTAGAGAAGCGCGCTGTACCTCCTCCCCGTACATATGACCGCCGTTGTTCGCCTCTACTTGGTTATAATTGGGTTGGTGTATTAGCATTTTAGCGACTATCTCGGGTACCGTTACCATCTTAGTCCCTTGTGAGCATACCACGTCGTGTACATAGGTGTCTCCGTTCTTGTACTCATAGAAGAACCCATTAACTAAGAAGTCACCTCCCCCCCACGCTACATCATTAAACGAGGATATGCGTGTTAGGGGGTTCTTATTGTCCGTTGGCAGAGTACCGTCGTAGTAGTTCAACTCATCACCCGCGAACAATAGTCCTTTACGTTCTACAGGCTCTTGTTGGAACTTAGCGTCAAACGTTATATCGTCCATACCCGGTAACAGTTTAGTGTTCTCAAAATACTCTTTATCAAATCCTTTCTCATATTTATAGTTGAAATTGCTTTCACCCTCTGGCGTAAGCGCAGGAATGGATATCCTACAGCTAGTCTTTGGCGAGGTCTCTTCCCACATCTTCTCGAACCTAGCAAGTGGGTCATTTATCGACCAAGGCGTGCCTATCATTATATTCTTTGCGCCGAGCATACGTCTATCTTGCACTTGGTTGGCATACGCCTGCGTTTTCTTCTCTAGTCTATCCTCGGATAGTGCCTCCTCTAAGTCTTCGACCAAGTCATCAGCTATAATTATTCCGCTAGCACGTACAGCGCCCGTTAGGGTTCCGGCTATACTTCGGCAAGTAAGCGTTGGGAACCTAGCAGGCTGACCGAGATTAACAGAAGTATTCAGTGCACTATCTCCCTCGAATGGCACAGACGAAAACATCTCGCCCCAAGTGTATATGTCATTACCTGTAATAATTGACTTAACTTCTTTATAAAACCCGTCGGTCAACCTAGACGAGTGTCCTGTCATAAGGTTACTCTTTTCTGGGAACTTACCCATTTCCCTTGTCATATACATTATGCCTAGAGTGGACTTTCCCACTCCCGGTGGTAGTGTTATTATTAAATTTACTAGTTCGTTATTTGACAAAAGGTCGAGCTTTTTAACTATGGGCAATAGCACTTTCCGTCTTGGCATATAAAACTTTTCTTTTGGAGGCCTTTCCCACTCTAGGAATAAGAGATAATCATCTACGCTATCATAAGCAGCGAAGAGCGTCGCACGCCTATATAGTCGGTTCGCATCTTTTACACTTTGGGTGTCACCAGTGATACAGCAGCCCCGTATGTATAGATTACACATTTTTTGAAGTTTTGAGTTCCATACATAGGCGGCCTGCTTATCTACTTGGTGGTATTCCCTTATAATCTCGAACATATCATTAAAGAAAGCAAAATCACCGTAATGCTTATCTGAATTGGCGTCCATCTGTTCGAGTAGTTGTTTGTATTTGCCCATATGGGCATTGTAGCATAGTTGGAGGGGTTTGTCAAGAGGGTAGTACGTGGTTAGGTTGTTGACGTGGATAGTCGTTTGACGTGGTTAGGTTGTTGACGAGGATAGTCGTTTGACGTGGTAACGTGGTTAGGTTGTTGACGTGGTAACGTGGTTAGGTTGTTGACGAGGATAGTCGTTTGACGTGGTAACGTGGTTAGGTTGTTGACGTGGTAACGTGGTTAGGTTGTTGACG